CGCTATTTGCTTTGATTCTTGTTTGTCCTGGACCATACTGTATAACTTCAATTGCTGTACCTACATTTGGGAATACCAAGAATTGATAATCATCAGGAACATTGACAGTGATATTGTTGCTGCTATTGGCAATGATAACCGAACCTGCGGTCAAAACTGGAATGTCTGTGTCGGCTGATCTGGTGTATCTTTCTCTAACAACACCAACACCGTCTGAAATTGAACCAGTGGCAATAAAGTTACCGATGAGTGTACCTGATGCGTTCTGGAAAGCTGTGTTGGCTTTGGTGAAGGCAGCATTGACAGCATTAGTTAGTGCTGTGGTATTTGCTACAACCTCGAACTTTGAGTTTGCCCAGTTTGTAATGGTAACAGAAACAGTATTAGTCCATGCATTAGCACCAACTGCATTGTTAGCCACTAGAATTGATGCATAGGTATTACCAGCAGTTCCGATTGTAACTGCATATGCATTTCCCGATGTGCCTACTGAATTGGCATATGAGTTAGAAGCTAAACCGACAGCGGTTGCATATGCATTTCCTACTGCACCGATTGACTCGGAGTATAGGTTGGCATTGACACCAACATTATATGCTAGTAGGTTAGCAGCGTTAGCTTTATCATAAGCGGTGTTTGCTGTTACGTAAGCGAAACTAAGAGCAGTATTCTGTCCGGCATCAATACTGGCCACATTTGCTGCTAGTCCGTTTAGGTTGGCATAAACTTCCGTAAAGTTAGCATTGACATTGGTAAAGGCGCCACGAATTGTATCGCCGGTACCGTCGTTAGCTACTGTGCCCACATTGATGATAAGTTGTGACATTTGCCTCTATCCTAGTTATTTCTTCTATTTAGTCCGTCCACTCTGTAATAGTGGTAGTATAGCCATAGTCATCACCAGGTTGTGCGGTGATCGGATCTGGTTCAACCTTGATTTCGACTGTCTTGGCTGCTTCTGTTATTAGGCTGTATATTTGAGCAACACCGTTGGTAGATGCTGCATGAATAGTATTGTTAACCGTAAAGGTGCCTTGTGTGGCTCCTAGTGTCAATACATCATCAACAGGATTATAATGCATAACAATACCTTGAGCATCAGCCCACTTTAGACTGCTGCCTTGGAAAACCACATCTTCCTGCTTGAATGTGCCTGCTGTATTGGCAAGCATCATTTTGGTAATGTATGTTGGACCTAAATTGTTATTGTTATGAATGTTGGCATAAACGGTACGAATGATCTTAGGTGTTGTAATTGGACCATAGTAGTGTAGCTTCATTGTAAAGTTAAGAGTCCAATATACATATCTTACGGAATCGTAGTTGCCTTCATATTCAATGTTATTAGTGACATTGTTGAGAATGACTGGTATATCTTTGACGAAACCTAGATCAGGTACCATAGATGCGGAAACGGTAAAGTCAGGATTGAAGAATGGTAGAATTTGCTCTACAATCTGTGTGCCATCGTCGATGTTACGAGCATAAACAGTTAGCTGGAAGTTTAGATCGTATGGAGCACCCATATAAGCGGAAGATGCGGTTGTGCCACCGGTAATTGGCTTTGATGCTTTCAGTAGACTATTCTGTTTTCTAGAGGCATCATAGGTAATACCAGAGATTTCAAATCCCATACGTGGTAGAATAGCTTGAAGCTGTCTTGTTAGGTCTGGATCAGAAAAGACACGAGTTATCATCTTCTCTTTTGGTGAGTAGATGATAGGCACGAGGAATCGGTTGACCTCTGCACCGGTCTGATCATTCTTTCTAATGATAGAGATATCATCAAACAGTCTTCCGAAAAGGATGACTGCTTTCTTGGTTAGTTGATGATAATAGTGTGCGTTACCGAGCATTAAGGTGTTCCAAACGGATTAGTTTCAGATAGATCAAGGATCAAATCTGCGCCAGTGTCAAAGTCTTTGTTGTCAAAGATATCAAATTTAACATAATCATTCTTTTCATCTGATACACTATTGACTGTGAACTGTGCGAGAGAGGTGTTACCATATACGGCGTTGGCGGTAAAGTTACCGGTGATACCGTAAATGAACATAGTACCGTTGGCCTTATACCACTCACCAAGTTCGGCATATGCAGTATTGTTTGCCCATGTTCCGTCGGTACTCTGGTAAACAATCTCACCGTCTTTAAAGTTACCAACACCGGATGTAGCCAGATTTAGTCTTAGAGTATAACTGTTTTCTTCCTCAATCTGATCAATCTCCTTAACACCAGTATCAATGGCATCTTCTGAGAAGCGGAATAGTTCGCAACGCATTTCGTAAATGTATGGCTCTCTATTGCCTAGAGAGTAGAACATTAGCTTCTTTTCAATGAACTTGATTTCAAACATACGATGCATTAGCGGAACATAAATCAGGTCACCTTCTTGTGGTCTGACACGCAATACGGTAGGAAGACCACGAGCAAATGAACGGCGAGAGATAACAAAGTTTGAGGTATCTCTAATCTCTAAACCAAACTTGGAGAAAAAGTCACCATCGCCTTCAAAGCCTTCGACGTTAGCAAGATAAGCCTCGATTGAATATGCCTTTTCAAATTTTGACTTGGCATACTCACCAAAGATCATATCACCTTCGTCAAATGACTCTCTGGGAATATAATAGACGGAATGCCCCATTATTTCAATGGATTCGACAATAACATCTTCCATGAGATGATGCTCATTGTTAAAGCGATTTTTACCTGGAAAATTTTGAAAATATCTGTTTATGGCGATGTTAGCCTCCTATTTCGCTAGGAAATAGATACTTAAATGATCCGTCAGGCTGATAGACACGCTTTCTACCTACCTTTGATTGGGCTACTTTTTTTCTATTTTCTTCTTTAGACATTGCGTTTTCTTCGCCTGTTCCTTTACCTTTACGATTTTTGCTTATATTATTTTTATGTTCTGTAGACTGAGGACCATACGGATCTCTAGGTCCTTTCATCCTATTTCTTGTTTCGTCTGACAGGGTCCATCCGCTTGGAGCTGTCCATCCTTCAGGACGTTTATGACAACTTGAAATCCAGTCTTGTCTTTCTTCTTCTGATAGGTTATCCCACCAAACTTTCATACCAGCTTTTGTTGCCACTGACGACTTTTTTCTATTTTCAGGGTCAGAATAGTATTGTCTCATACTATTAGACATTTTTTCTTTTGTTTCGTCTGATATGACTCTATTCTTATTCCACTCTATCACTGACATTATTCTTGCTTCTGCGTTATCTATCTGCTTTGTCAAACTTAACCAGGCAATTTTGTCATACTCGTTTCCGTGTTCTTCATAAAGTTTTCTATGTGCCTCGGCGTGTTCCTCTACGGTCAATTCAATCAGATTAGACGGTTCATCTGATCCACCCATATGTTTAGGTATGATGTGGTGTTTATGATAAATTGTCATATTATATCCTCCTATTGGATATAACTATTTAGTAAAGTTACTTCCTCCACATATCTTTGTAGGTTATCATCCGACGAGGAACGATGGCGGCGCCTCGTAAGTATTCCTTATTTCTTGTTCTGTTTTTTCAATATCACTCATACCCTCATTATAGATATCTACACCTCGCATAGTAACTCCACCAGGAAGTTGCATTTTGTCAAATTTCGACATATTTTGTCCCCATTGCTTGCGTATGTAAGCGGTAGCTAACTTTTTCAAAAGTCGATCATTCCATACTCTGGTGTATGTGTCAGGATCGGTAACAACGAAGCCTTCTACAATAATAAACTCGGCGGCTTGAACGTCTGTGTTCCAGTCCCAGTCAATGTATAGCTTATCGGTAAGTCTATTGAAACGGATTGGAGTCTCACCGGTAAAGATTAGATCCAATGTAGCCAAATGCTGCATTGTTAGAGAGTAGTTAACATATGAGGTTGATGAAAGATCCCATAGATCGTTCAAACGTAGCTGATAACGAAGATCGAACATATTCATGGCCATCTTATTCTGACCGACCTTGAATACTCTGGTTGCTCCGATTAGATTTTCTGAAACTGTAATATAACGGTTAGCCTGATCTTGTGTGGTAATCTGGTGCTTGACATAGGTACGCTCGGTACCATTAAAGTGAAACTCGTTCCAATACTCAAATGCCAGTTCAACGGCGTCATTAACCTGCTCATCATCCACGTTAATCTGGATGACAGGGTAGCCCAACTGTCTTAGGCAAAACTCTTTCAATTCTTCTTTGTTAGCAGGTTTGTTAAGTGACATTTCGTTACCTTATGTTTTGAGTATTTATCTTACATCTGGTAAGTATGAACCATATAGATTTGTTCCGTCACAAATGAATGAGAAGATATCTTTTCTGCTACCGGTTGAAGTCAATACTGGTGCTACACCGGCTGGCCATTTGAATACTGGACTCCAAGTCAGTGTTCTACCGCCAGTGCTATCTTGATTGACATGTAGAACGAGGGTGCCGACTTTGAGATTGGTTGGTGTGTCCATATATCTGTTACCGCCTAATGTAACAGAAGCCACGGCTGCCGTTGCCATGTTCCATGAGATATTGGCGGAATCAGTCAAGGTCTGTGATACAACACTAACGGTGCCTGGATTGATGTTACCGGACAATGAAATGTTATTGATTGTTATTGAACCGCTGGCAATGCTGTTAGCGGAATCATAAGAGGTATTGACCAGTGTGTATAGTGTATTTACTCTATTGCCGTCGGGAATCACGACCATGTGATTGGCTGTGTTCATACGGAAGTATTCGGCTGATATGATATGATTGTCTCTAATCGTTACAGTATTGGTACCGATTAGAAGGTTACCAGTAACTCTTAGATTGCCATTGAATACTGCATTACTAACGTTAGGTAGAGCATTGTTAGCGGTATCGAAAGCCGCATTGGCTGTATCATAGGCAGAACCATAATATCCACTCACCACATTTGAAATGAATGTGTTGGTGGTCCATCTGGTGTTAGCAGCATCATAAACGTATTGGGCACCTGTCGATGCGTAAACGTATACCTGCTTATCTACTGGTGATGACGGAAAATTTAATGGCATAGTATCCTATTTATATTACGGTTTTGGGTATTTATCTTTAACCGCTTGAATGGCGTCTGCCCATGTCGTGGTACCGTTGATCTTGTCCCAATACTGCATATCCATTTGGTCAGTCAGTGATGGATATTCTTTGGCACGGTCTCTCTGATACTGCTTTGCTTCCCATTCAGCCTGTAGTCGATCACACTCTGTCTCCAGTTCCTCTAGAGTTGGCTTCGGAACAGTGTTTCCTGGCAACCAATCTAAACCGGAATAGTCATCTCCATTTAGAACCCACTGGGCTCCTGGGTATAGTGAAATAATTGCTTTTGTTAAGTCTCTCATAGTTTCCTCTTATCCTGCTATTTCAAATAATGTGATTGAACTTGTGCCTCTTTCATAACCACCAGAACTACTAGCATTAACACAACGGTTTATAAACATAGTGCCTCCAGTGCTGGCTGTGACACATACTTGATATGTTAAGGATGATGTTGACGCTGGACTGTCATAATAATCAAAAAAGCAAGTTTCCGGTGTGCTGTCACCATCATTAGCCCAATATGATATTGCTGCTGAATGAATACCAATAGGAACAGTGCCATGAGCATCTGGTTGTCCTATCAGACTGGTATTTCTTTTTATATTAAACATTACCTCATAGGCCATAGTTTGAGGGGTAAATTCACCAAACCATCTGACTGTCATATATATTTTACTACTTGTGCTTTTTGGTGTAATTGTTGCAACTATACCTGGAACATCCGTATATGTGCTTGAAGAAGTAGGAACAGAAAAAGAAGTTGGTGTTTTGTAATATGTATTCACAACCTGAATGATGTGACCGGGAACATAAACTGTTCCGCCAGTTGTTTTGGCGTAGATAAAATCTACATTCGCTTGATCTACTCTTAGAATACCGGGCATTACTGTGCAATCTCCATAACCGTCATATAACTAGAACTCAACATATCTAGTCCTGCTCTATTATTGAAATAGAAAGCGTTTGTACCGCCTGACCAACCAGCATTGACGTATATTGCATATGTCGTTGATGATGTTGTTGCAGGTGAATCCTCATATAGCAAAGGATAAATTCTAATACTATCTGCCGTGCTATCGGTCGGAAATGGAAAGTAAGTTGTATATAAAGCCGTTCCACCGCCAGTCTGATTGTTACCACCATGATTTGCAATCATATCCGAGCCGTTTCTATACACATGGGCACTGGCCACATATGTCCATGATCCTGATATAGCTGCCTGAATTAAAATTTTACTTGTGGCATATACTGGAGTGATAGTTACAGACATACCAGTAAGTGCTACAGGTGTTGCGGAATTGATGGTCTGATTTGTAAAACCGGAGGTTACTGTTCTAACTTGCACGATATGACCAGGTGCATATAGTGAGGTACCAGTAGGAACAGTAATCTTATTAGTTGTTCTACTATTGAGATTATCAACTCGTAAGGTACTCATTGAGCAATCTCCATAACTGTAATATTTGATGCCGCTCTTCCAAAATATAAGGCAGTGTTGTCAGTATCCGTCTGTGTTCTATTTACATATAAACTGGATGTAGCTTCTGTCGTTGCTTGTATCTTATATGTTATAGTCGATGTTGATGCTGGACTATCTATGGTAGAAAATGGTAAAGATACAAAAAGGTTACCGCTTTCATAGTATCCTCTTCCTGTATATCTATACCTGCTACCAGCGGCGTCACCTATGCCTATTGGTGTTGAATCACGCATTATTCTAAAATAGATTTGAGTAACGGTAGCAGTACCATTACCATACATTGTACCAAAAACTAAAATTTTGCTGGTAGAATACATAGGAGTTATGCTAGCCGATAAACCTGTAACATCAGTCCATGTACCAGCTGCCATACTTGCTGTCCAAGTATCTGTCTTTGTCGTGCTTTGAACCTGAACAACATGTCCTGGAGCATAAACTTTATGTCCAGATGCTACGGTAATCAGATTAGTTGGTGTAACACCTCTAAGATTTTGAACTGTTAAGGTACTCATACGATCACCCAGCTTGCGTTATTGTCCACTGTCACAGTGACTCCGTTATTGATATTTATAGGACCGATACTCATTTCATTGTATGTATTAGAGATAGTGTAATTACTAGCGATGTTTGGTGTATTTCTGTAGTTTGGAACAGCGGCCAATGTGACGGTACTTGAAGTATTGATAGCGCCGTCAACGTCCAATTTAGATGTAGGTGAAGTGGTGCCAATACCTACATTACCAGTTGATATTATATTTCTAACTGTAAGAGTGTTTGCTACCTTATTATAAACCAAACCAGGTGAACCATTAGAAATTCCATCATCATTAAACATCACCTGTGTATTAGATGATGTGTCAGATAATTTTGATGTAAGAACAGTCAACCAAGCACCAATAGAGGCATTGTAGTAATAGACAATACCGTTAAGTGTATATTGCTGTTGATCTACTGGGTTAGATGGAAAGTCTAA